AGCGGGAAATACTCGATCCGCCACTTCGAGAAGATTGCCCGCGAAGCGGTACCAGGCTCCAACGTCAAAGAATTCCCTTCCACACAGGCGAAGCTGCTGAATGCCCAGCCCTTACTGGCCGCTGCCGAGAATGGCAAGGTCTGGCTCGTGGACGATGGCGTTGAAGGGCTCGGTTGGAACAAAGATTTCATCGAAGAGGCGGAAACATTCCCCGAAGGTGCGCACGATGACATCATTGACAGCGTATCTGGCGCATATAAACTGGCGACTGGAAAGAAGGGAATTACTGCGTCAATTGGGCGATCTGACGCCGCAAAAGCGGCAATTGAGCAGCAAAAGAGCCAAAAACCGAGCGAATCTGGCCCAAAACGGCGCAGTTCTGTGACTTTTGGGCGGAATTTGCCGCAAACCGGGCTAAATACGCAAGATCCGCGCGGTTATGTCGGCTTACCGAGGTAAATGGAGGCAGAAATGACGACGACCATGAATCAGAGCACTGATCCCACTGTGGTCAAGGGTTTTGTGCAGCGGGTTATGAGCTTCATGCTCGACCGCGCCAATTTTGCCCGCTCCCTCGGCGTCACCTTCGGAGGTCAGCGCGATCTCTACGCTGCCTTTGGCTGGGACTGTGTGATCAGCCTCCAGCAGATGTGGGAAATGTACAGTCGTGGCGGTATCGCGCACAGGATCGTGCACGCTTACCCCGATGCGACATGGGGTCGGCCGCCGCAGCTCTATATTCCTGGCAATCAGGGCTGGGGGACAGAGTGGAACACTCTCACCAAGACCATTGGCCTCTGGGATGCGTTCCAGCGGGCAGACGTTCTTGCGGGGATCGGCCGGTTCTCGGTGATCCTGGTGGGGACAAAGCAGGGGGCTCTCGACACACCGCTGACGCCTGCGCGAGCCAAGGAGATCACGTTCCTCCAGCCCTACGGCGAGAATACCGTGCGGATCTCAGAGTGGGAGACCGATCCTACGAACCCTCGGTTCGGGATGCCCCGCTACTATCAGGTCAACTATGCCACCTACCAGAACCTGATGAATAGCGGCAGCAACCGTGGCACCGAGAATATCGTGATGCCTGCACTGCGGCAATACCGCGTTCACGCGAGCAGGGTCATCCACATCGCACGCGGAGGGCTTGAGAACAAGATTGTTGGCGTTCCGCGATACGCACCGATCTGGAACTATCTGACCGACCTGTTGAAGGTGGTGGGCAGTTCGTCCGAATCCTACTGGATGACCGCCTATCGCGGGATGCACGCTGACGTCGACAAGGATCTGGATCTGGACCCTGGCGATGAGGCGGCGCTGACCAACGAGATCGACGAATACCAGCACAATATGCGCCGATTTATCCGTACTCGCGGTGTGAAAGTCCAGAGCCTCGGCACTGACGTGGCGGATCCGAAAGGGGCTTTTGACGTGCTGATCACCCTGATCTCAGGGACGACCGGTATCCCGAAGCGGATCTTACTGGGCTCGGAAGCTGGGCAGTTGGCCAGCTCTCAGGACAAAGGGAACTGGGCAGAGAGGGTGGAAGAGTATCGCGGTATTCACTGCCAGCCGAACATGCTCGTACCATTCTTGCAGTGGTGCAACGACTTCGGGATTCTCCAGACCGATCTGACGAAGGTCGCAATCCTGTGGCCCGATGCATATCGTATGAGCCCCTTGGAGCGCGGCCAGACCGCTGCGCAGACGGCTCGTACGGTCGCCAATCTCGCTAAGGGTATGGCGCCGATCCAGTTGACACCCGACATTCCTGGAACGCCAGCTGTAACAGATCCCACGACGGGAGCTGAAGTCACGCCTGCAACTCCGGGAACGCCTGGACAGACAGGTGACCCGCTTATCACACGCGACGAAGCGCGGAAGATCATCGGCTTGTCGACAGATCAGCAGATGCTAGTACAGCAGCCCGTTGATAGTCCGCTCTAGACTGGCCAATATCGCTGGGACCGGCCGCTCGGTGTCGGTTCTCTGGGGAGGACGGACCTAAATAGTCGACCAAGGAATATTTTGGTCGACCGAAAAAGACTAGCTTGATTGGTCACCTGTGACCATATATAATGGTTCATATAAGGGCAGCTTGTGGCAGAACGCGTTCTCCTCAGTACAAATGGTCAAGCGGACGTAACGTCGATCCGTCAGGAGATCTTTAGCGGTCGTGCCTATACGGTCGTGCCCGTAATCGCTATCGTCGAAACTGTCGTGTTCGGTGCGAATTCCCCCGGCCCAGAGTTCGCAACGGCACAAGAGTTCGGCAAGTTCCCAGATTCATGGAATGGCCGCCCGGTCGTTCTAGGTCACCCCAAGCTCAATGGTATCTATGTCTCCGCCAACATCCCCACGGTGCTGGAAGACTACCACATGGGCTTCATGTTCAATACGCGGCTCGACAGCAAGAAGCTCAAGACCGAGGCGTGGATCGACAACGTCCGCGTCGAAGAGGCTGGCGGCGAGTTCAAGGATATGCTCGACCGCGTCAACGCTGGAGAGGCTGTCGAGGTCTCTGTCGGGATCTTCACCGAGGTCGTCGCGCGCAAAGGCCGGTACAACCAAAAGGATTATGAGGGGATCTGGACGAACGTTGTCCCGGATCACCTGGCTCTTCTTCCGCCCGGCGAAGTTGGTGCCTGTTCTGTCGCCGATGGATGCGGTGCACCGCGCCTGAATTCCACCGCCCTCCAACCCTCCGCCCTTCGTACGATGGCCTCGCAGGCTTCGCCGACTGTTGCGCACGCGTGCTGCGATGGTTGTGCGCATGGGACGGGTTGCACGGGCACCACAGGAGACGGCCCCGTGAATATCGCCGCAGGAGCTACCGCAAACAATCCCGCAGATCCGAATGCGGACAACAACGAGAATGGCATCAATCCGGAGCCCGCCTCACCCACCGGCGGTTTGACGCCCCCGGGAAGCGTCTCCACTCTCCCCGGTTCGGGAAGCGGCGAAACATCTCAGACTCGGCGCAAGAAGCTCGGCCTCACTACCGAGAGCGCAGCCGCATCTGAAGGCGAAAGCGACGTGCAGCTCACGCCCGAGGAGTCGGCAGGTCTCGAGCTGCTCGAGTCACGTCGTTCGGAGCTGCTGTCCGAGCTCTTCGTCGGCGCGATTCCCGGCGAGATGGTATTGGACGATGTCCGCTGCCTCGTGCGCCAAGCGCTCCAGGAGATGCTCAACGTCGCCATGTACGACTTCGACCTTCTCGCCCTCACGGCGGAGAAGGCAGTTTTCTATGTTTGGGGCGATCAGGGCGTCTTCAAGCAGATCGGCTATTCCGTCGCCAGCAATGGCACGGTTTCTCTCACCGGGACCCCCGAGCCGGTGAACCTTCTGACGAAGATTCTTCCTCGTCAGACGGCAGATATCTCGGGCGTGAACGCCAATTCCAACCACGAAGGAGATGTAATCATGGCCGATCAGACCGGTCAGGGCGCCAGTGGCGCTGCTCCCGCGGGTGGCGGCTCCGGCCAGGGCGGGTCGCCCGGCACCGGTGCTCCCGCTTCCGGAACTTCCCCCGCTGCTCCGCACACCGAAGGGTCTGCGGGCGATCTCGGCGAAGCCGCTTCCGGCAATGCCGGCGAAGGCGAAGGCGGTGGCCCGAACAACAACAGCGCTGGCGGCGCCGTCATGCGTGCGTTCGCCTCCGTCGCGGAATTCCTTGCCGCTGCCCCTGCGGGCATTCGCGAGGCGCTCCAGGAGACCGTCAACGTGCACAGCGCGCGCAAGGTTGCGCTCGTTCAGGCGCTCACTGCTTCTCCGCGGAATCGCTTCTCCGAGGCGGCGCTGAAGGAGATGGACGTCCCGACGCTCGAGAACCTCGCCGCGATGGCCGAGGTCAACTCGTTCGAGGGCCGCGCCGGCTTCGCCCTTCCGATGGAGGGGATCGACGTCAGCACCAGCGGTAGCGGCAATGGCATGCAGGCATTCGCCCGCGCGCCGGGCGGCTATCTTGGCAAGGGCAATGGGGCGAATGCCCCCGAGCCCGGCGCCGACGCGTAATCCCGGGAACCAAGGAGACCGACAATGCTGCGCATTTTGCAGATCGATGTCGACGACGTCGTCTATGACGAAGCCGACGCTGCCGAGGCGATCACGCCAGGGCACCTCGTCCAGAAGAACAGTGCCGGGAAGTTCATCAAGAACACGCTCGTCACTGCTCCGGTGGACGTCATCGTTGCCACCGAGGACACGCTCCATGGCGGCGATATCGACACGCCGTGGGCGCTGAACAGCCGCGTCGTCGCCGCCCGGCTCGATGCCGGCGACGAATTCTATGGCATCGTGGCTCCTGCCGCGGCCGCCATCGCGTTCGATGCGCCGGTCACTGCCGCTGCCGATGGCACGCTCGTCATCGGTACCGAGGCCAACAAGATTGGCCGCGCGGTGACGCCCGTCGACAATTCGGCGGGGGCGACGATCGCTCGCATCCGCGTCCGGGTCAGCCGGTAACAAACGGCTCAGCCGACAAAGGAGGATTAAATGGCCGAAGACTTCTCGGGAACCACTGGCGGCGTCGTCGCTGGACCGGTTCAGATCGACGTTCTGGGTTCGCCCCAGTTCGCCGGCAGCTCTGCAGGCAAGAAGCTGCTCGCCAGCGGCTTCGATATCAACTGCCTGCGTCCGTGCGCCGATGGCATCGGCAGCAACGGCGAGGGGACGGGACGTATCATCAACGTCAACGCCACCTTGCTCAACCGCGAATGGATCCTGTTCGACAACACCGTCCAGCAGGTCGCCCGTGAGCGGCTTCCGATCACCCAGGCGCTCCTCGCGCGCGGGCTGGTCTATCCGATCGCCAATGCCCTCGGCGTGATGTCGATCGAATGGCAGCGGAACAAGGGCGACCTCGCCGATGCCGAGATCACGATGTCCGGCCTCACCGGCGCGACCAAGGACATGCTGGAATACGACACCGTGAATATGCCGGTGCCGATCTTCCACAAGGAGTTCTTCTACGACCTCCGTCACCTGGCCGCCGCGCGTCGTAATGGGCGCAACCCCGACATCGAGCATGCGTCGGTCGCCACCCGCAAGATCGCCGAGCTGATCGAGTCGGTGGTCTTCAACGGCCTCACCATCGGCGGCCAGACGATCTACGGCCTGCGCACCGAGCCCAATCGCAAGACGGCTTCGGTCTCCGTGTCGTGGGCCACCGCCACCGGCGAGCAGATGATCTCGGACGTGATCCGCTTCATCGAGATCATGGCCGGCCCGCCGAACAACATGGAGGGCCCGTTCGTCCTCATCCTGCCGCGCACGCTTGCGTCCCGGCTCGGCGAGGATTACAAGGCGAACTCGGACAAGACGATCCGGCAGCGCCTGATGGAGATCGAGGGCCTGGCCGGCGTCTGGTCGAGCTCGCGACTCACCGGGACTTCGTTCTTGCTCGTTCAGCTGACCTCCGACGTGATCCAGCTCATCGACGGCATCCAGCCGACGCTCGTCGAGTGGGACAGCCACGGCGGCTTCCAGCAGAACTTCAAGATCATCGCCATCATGCTGCCGCGGGTTCGCTCGAACGGCTGGCAGCAGAGCGGCATCTTGCAAGCGTCGTAAGGCGCCGACAAGACGACACGAACCAGGAGACAAAAGATGGCCGACAATAAGACCCCCGCCTCGGCTCCGGCCGATCCCGCCACGACCGCGGTGCCCGCAACGGCTTCCCCGGCCACGGAGACGAAGGATTATGTGCTCAAGGCCGGCGCCGAGCACACCTTCATCATCGGCGCCACGCTCAAGACCGTTCGCGGCGATGGTCGCACGACCGTTCCGCTGACGGACGAGCAGGCGCGCTCGTTCCAGGACAAGCTCGCCCCCGACCAGCAGCTGCCGGAGGGGAGCGCAATCACCTTCTCCGTCGGCCACGAGATGGGCGGGCGTCCGACTGCCGCGGAAGCGGGAGCGACTGCGTCGGAACAGATGGGGCTGGAACCCGCGGCGCCGGCCGACGCGTCCGGCAAGGTCGCGGATGAGACCGGTGCGACGGCCACGACCAGCGGTCAGGGTGCTCCTCCGCAGGGCGACAGCGGCCAGGGCAAGACCGGAGGGAAGTAACGTAGATGGCCGCCAGGGTTCAGGAGGACGACCTGAGGGCAATTGTCGAAGATGATCCGAGCCAGCCGGTTCAGAACTTCATCGACGATGCGCACCTTCTGGTCGAAGAGATCCTCAATCCTGGCGGCCACTCGGTACTGACGGAAGGGCGGCTAACCCTCATCGAGAAGTATCTGGCCGCCCACCTGTTCACCGTCTCTGTCGAGCATGGCGGGCTTACCCTTCAGCGGATTGGCGAAACCGAGGAACGGTATCAGCCCTCTGCAGGGCCGCAGCCAGGTCTCCGTGGAACCCGCTTCGGGCAGCTCATCCTCGGTCTCGATTCCACCAACCTCCTCGAGTCTCAGCTTGTGGGGGGAACAAAGAAGGCACTCTTCAGGCTCGCATAATGAACCTCACCCGCAACCTTAGAGCACAGCTGACCTATTGGTCGCCGGCCTCCGAGAATAACTTCGGGGCTGTTGTCTTTGGTGCGCCTATTCTTCTTCGGGGTCGTTGGGAGGAGCATATCGATCGTGTGCGCAAGCCAAGCGGTGACGAGGTGATCTCGACCGCGAAGGCTTTTGTCGACCGTGATGTGCTTACTGGCGGCTTCCTCCTCGAAGGCGACTTCACGACTCAGTCCGATCCGCATGCGGTCGGCGCCAAAGAGATCCTGGCGCTCGTTACCGTTCCCGACATCCGCAACGTGCAAAGGGAAAGGAGGGCATATCTGTAATGGTTGCCCCGATTCGTCTCTTTGTCGGCAAACAGAATATCCGCGGAACAGCGGACTCCTCTGCTGCTGAGTTGGGCCGATATTTACGTGAGGACTTGAACGCGATCACCAAGGATCTTGCCGAGTTCGTCCACGAGATGGACGGCGTGACGCCAGACATCCTGGTCGAGGCACTCGAAGAGACCTTCGGCAAGAGCCTCGAATATTGCCCCGTCGATAGCGGTGACCTGCGCGATAGCGGTTACCTCGAGGTCGAGAAGTTCAGAGGTGGTGCCCAAGCTGTAATGGGTTATGGTCGGGGCGGCTCTCCCGAGTATACGGTTTTTGTGCACGAGATGCCATATCACCATGCCCCGCCAACTCAGCGGAAGTGGCTTCAGACGGCGCTCGATGAGGATTACTTCAAGATCGTCAATTCCATTCCCCGATTGGTCGCGGAGGCGGCAGGTGTATGACCCCCGCAGAAGGAATCGAAGCGATTCTGGTGGACGCGGGAGTCGGCGGCGATTTGCCATGGATTATCTCGGTTTCCAGGTTTCGCACCGATCCGGACATGCAGATTGCAATCATGGATTTGCCGGGCAAACAGCCTGAGGTTTTGATTGCCCAGAGCTATCCGGGCGTGCAGGTATTGATAAGGGGTTCGAAGAGTGCAGATGGATATACCGCAGCATACGCCAAGAGCAGGGAGGCCTTCAATGTCCTCCAAGCGATTCCGTGCCCTGCAGCAGCCTATCCCGAACTGGTGTCGTGTATCGCACGTCATGAGCCCGCACCTTTGGGATACGACGATCAGAGCCGACCACTTTTCAGCCTGAACTTCGACTTGATCATAACGCCCGATGAATTGGGTCATCGGATCTATTAGAGGAGGATACCATGGCGAAGAGAATCCAGGTCTCCGATGACGCCGGCGCCACGTGGAGCACGTTGCCGGGCGCCACCGGCGATAAGAGGACGGAGTTGGCGAATGTCAACGACACCGTCTTCGGCCAGAATTTCGGGTCGCAGCAGCCGTCGATCGGCAACTGGACGGTCACCGGGAACTCGTTCTTCAAAGGCGTTGCCGGCTACAAGGCGAAGGTACGCCAGGGCGGCGTTCCGGTTGTCATGACTGCCGAAGCCACGACGTTGGTGAGCGGCAAGACCTACCAGATCAACAACGCGGCCCACCGCATCATCAGCTATGCCGATACGGTCGCCGTGCTCGACAATGCTGTCGATCACACGGCAAACGTCGCCTCGATCGACTACCTCAATGGCACCGTCACCTTCGCCGCCGCCTATGCGGTAACGGGGCCTGTCACGATCACCGCCAAGTATGTCCCCACGACGGTGATCGCCAAGGCGCGTTCCTTCTCGCTGACGCAGAATGCGGCCGAGATCGATACGACCGACTACGACACTGCCGACGTCAACGGCGGCTGGAGGACCTACGACTATGGTCTTCGCGGTGTGTCGATGGATATCGGCGGCATCCACGATGCGGCAGTCGACCAGTTCGCGGCGCTTACTGCCCGTGCTCTGCTCTATATGGATGTCTCGCCGGACAACAGCGCCGACACCATGTTCCGCGGCTTCTTCAAGATGATGTCGGCCGGTTCAAGCGGTGACGTCGGCGCCGTCGAAGACGCGACTCGTACGCTGCAGCTTTGGGTGCCGGATGGTGCCCTCATCGAGCGCCCGTTCAGCTGGTACTTCACCAATACCACGGCGCTGAATCCGGCAGTTCGCAAGGTGCTGGCGGCTTGGCAGAATGGCACGGCGCTGTCGGTACGCTATCTCCCCGACGGCGTGAATGGCAAGCAGGGCAGCGTTATCGTCACCGACTGCTCCCTTGCCAACAGCTACGAGGGCCAGAACGAATTCCGGTTCACGTTCCGCGGAACCGGCGCGCAGACGGCGGTGCCATAAGGCCCGCTGAATTTCCACATGTCCACAGGAGGCTACCATGGCGGACAAAACCAAGACGACCGAGACCGAGACCAATCCCAATCATGACCCCGGGCAGCCCGCCCCGGATCTTACGGCTACCGCACCCGTTGCTGATGGCAGCGATCAGTTCACGCCCGAGGGCGATGCAGCACTCGAGGCCGAGCAGCTGGCGGCCGCCGAAGGCGAGATGCTCGACCGCGACGCGATGCGCGCCAAGATCTTCGGTGCCCAGCCCGAAAGCCGTACGTTTTCCTTCTTCGGCGTGAAGCTCGAACTGCGCCAGCCGCCGATGGCGACGATGCTCGAGGCGCGACAGGGGGCGCTGCAGAATGCTCTTCTGATGATGCTCGTCCGCTTCGCCTATGTTCCCGGCACCGACGAGAACGTCTTCACCGAGGAGGACACCGACAAGTTGGCGGGGCTTCCGCTGGGCCCGGACATCCAGAAGGCGCTGCAAGCCTGCAACGAGCTGATGGGCGTCGATACGGCGGCGATCACGGCCATGATCAAGGAGGCGTCCAAGGGCAATTGATCGAGAGCCACTCCTCTTCTATACTATGCTTGTGTGCGAGAAGCTTGGCAAGTCGGAAGAGGAAGTGTCTCATTGGAAGCTGTCCGATATCGTCCGCTGGGCAGGGTATTTCCATCTGAAGGCCGAAACTGAGGCAAGGCTAATCGCCAGAGCCAGAGGCGGCCCAATGCGGGTCGAGATCGAATAGGGAAGGAGAATTGGGTAAGTGCCAGGCGGGACTCTCAATCTTGGCTCTATCCAATTCTCCCTCGGGATGGACACCCGTGGGCTCGATGCTGCAGTTGCACGTATGGAGGCCTTCGGACGTACTGTCACGGCAGTGCAGACATCTGCCAATCGTGGTCTCAATACCTCCGTAGAACAGCTGCGCCGGCAGGAGAATGCGCTCCTTGCTGGGATGGAAATGCTTGCCTATGCACAAGACAAGATTAATCGTGAT